CCTGCTGGCAAACCAGTCAGCTGTGATCCATTACCAATGATATAGTTGCCAGTGATGTTGCCAGCAACACTTATGGTATTGCCATATGTGACTTCTTTTGATGTTGCATTGTAGAACATGACCTGAGCCGTGTTGGCCACATCATTTCTAACCGGAGCCACAGTGAATGTGTTAGCAGTGGTTTGATCTAGGTTGGCCGTTGTGGCATTTATAATAATTGAATTGTTAGCTTGACTGTTTACACCAGCAAATGCACCAATTGCTACTGCTCCAGTACCTTGAAAATCTGAGCCAGCACTTCGACCAATTGCTACTGCATTGCTACTTTGAGTGGTGTATCCGGCACCGTAACCAACTGCTACTGCATTATTACCTTGCGAAGTTACAGCGGTAAAACCACCAATAGCTACTGCATTTCCACGTTGTCCGGTACTGCCTGCAGCACCACCAACGGCTACTGCCCAGTCTCCCTGAGCAGCACCAGCAGATGCTCCAACTGCCACTGCTGAATAACCTTGTGCGCCATTGCCAGCACCATAACCAACTGCTGTGCCATATTGGTTAATATTGCCTGCGCCGTTGCCAGCATTGAAACCAATGGCCAATCCATTACCAGCAGTATCTTGGATAGTTGTACCGTTTGTGAGTCTAACAATTCCAGTAGTAACGTTGCCACCTGTGATGTTGCCACTTACTGATAATACACCTGTAACATACTCACCAGTTGTGGCAAATACAGCCACGTTTGCGGTTCCACCAACACCAACTGTGACATTGCCACCTGAACTTACTACAGTTACATTTGAGTTACCAGAATTAATATTACTCGATGATGTAGATACACCGGTTAGCAAGGAACCATTACCAAGAATATAGTTACCAGTGATGTTGGCTGTGGTTGTTATGTTGCCTGTGCCACTGATAACGTTTGACCCTAACGCGGCCAGTAATGTTGTGACATTTGAATCTGCATAGCTGGCTGGTAAACCGGTCAGTTGACTACCATTACCAATAAAGTAGTTTGCTGTTACGTTACCAGCAACACTCATTCCAGTTGAGGCAAAAGTATAAACGTTAGTTACACCACCAATGTTGCCAACCACATTGCCGTTGGCCACAGGAATATTAAATTCTGTTGTGCCATTTGAAAGTTTACTTGCTGATCCAACGTTTGAGCTGGCAGTAACGCCAGTAAGTCCAGCACCGTTACCAATAAAGATACCGTTGACAACTTGTATGTTGCCGTTGGCAAGTAGTGCGCCAATGTTGCCTGAGTAGGTTGGCAAATATGCCTGAACATTGGCGTTTGAATATGTTGCTGGCAAGCCAGTTAACTGGCTACCATTACCAAGAATGTAACTGCCGGTGATGTTACCTGAAGTGCTAACTGTGGCAGCGGTTACTGCTCCACTTACCCCAACGTTGCCGCCACCTAAATTACCAGTGTATGTTGGCAAATATGCAGCAACGTTTGAATTGCCGTATGTTGCAGGCAAGCCAGTTAGTTGTGAACCATTACCAAACACATATCCGGCAGTGACGTTACCTGTGGTCAAAATTGGATTTGAACCAAATGCAGCCAAGTTGGCTGCTACATTGGCGTTGCCGTACGTTGCGGGCAATCCAGTTAACTGACTACCGTTGCCTAAGATATAAGTGCCCTGAACATTACCAGTTGTGATAATGTTGCTGGTGTCTGTGCCACTGGCAAGATAAGATGCCACATTGGCATTGCCATAACTTGTAATGGTTCCGCTGCCGCTGATTACAGTTTGTTGACCACTTTCGTTGGTCATTATAACAGCAGTTGAGTTGGCACTGATTGTGGCGTTGCCTAGAAAGATAGTGCTGTTGGAAAGATAAAGATCGTTAAACTGTGCTGTTGGACTACCAAGACTGTAGGTAATATTGGCAGCAGGAAGAATATTGGCTTTGACTGTGACTGTGCTGGTTCCAACCACAATCACATTACTGGTGCCGGCAATACCAACAGTGACATTGCCGCCAGAACTTACAACAGCAACGTTAGATGTTCCACTTTCAATAGCAGTAGAATTGCCAGTGGCAAGACCAGTTAACTGTGAACCGTTACCAATGAAATATGTGCCGTAAATATTGCCTGTAGAAACAATGTTGTTGGCGGCAGTGATACTACCTACGCCTACGATATCATTGTTGACCAATGACAAATTATCGCCACTGGCCAGCTCTTGAATCTGTGCGCTACCTGTGTTTACTACTAACGGAATCTTGTTTGCCATTATCTTAATCCAATTTTATTATTTATGTTGTATACACAACCACATTTCCAGTGCGAGTCAAAACATTAAAGCTGTTGTTACTGGCCAATGGCACAGACACCGGAGTGGTTCTAGTGCCCACTGTCAGTGTTCTAGTAAAAACAGTGTTACCAATATAAATGTTGCTGGTGGCTTTTAAATTGCCGCCAATGACGTTGCCTATTGCACTGACTGTGCCAGTACCAAGAATATTTGCAGCTTGAAGATTGCCGCTGAGAGTAAGGCCATTGTTGTAAAACACAGCCACATTGCCAGTACCGCCAATTCCAATTGTGACATTACCACCTGAGCTGCGAACAGCTACATTTGATGTGCCATTAGCAATGGCTGTTCCGTTGCCAGACCCCCCTGCAATACCTGTCAGCAGACTGCCGTTGCCCACAAAATACGAAGCATAAACTGTGTCAATTCGTTTGGTTGTAGATCCTATGTCATACACAGAATCAATTGACGGCATGATGGAACTATTGGCTTGAATGTTGCCAATACCATTGGCGGCCAGCACCAAATTGGAATTAAGCCCGTTGACAGAAATTACATTGTTGGCAATAACAATATTGCTACCAACAGGACCTGCGGCATAAATTTCTGTAAAATTATCATTTACAGCCGTAAATGCGTCACGCAATGGCTCACCCGTGCCATCATTGGCAGCGGCGCCGGTGTCAATTATTTGTTGTGCCATAGGTTTACAGGATCCTCTGGTGTATTTACCATAAGACCCGGTTTACCGTTTTAGGCAACTTTGGTGAAAGTAAGGTAAGAACCTGTTTTAGCGGTTATTGTACCGGTGGAATTTTGCAATCTCATGGTCACTGCGGTGTCTACAGTGTTGAAGAAAGTGCCCGAAATTCTCAGTGTTCTAGCAGTTGTACCAGTGCTGGCGTGAGTGGTGGCCACATCATCACTTGTGGTTTTTGTAGCTGTGGCAAACGCAGAAGTAGCAGTGGTTTGCGTTTCTGTAGTGAAGTTGCAGGTGCCTGACGCAAAGTTCACACTTGGTGAGATAGTCATTGACCCGTCTGGAACCAGTGTGACATAAGTTACAAAAGAATATCGATTGTTGGCAGCGGCTGTAAATGTCAGTGTTCCAATGTTGGCTGGTGTGGCTGACGAAATTGGGGCATCACTAGATTGCACAACAAAATTTGGTACTCCAATACCGTTACCAGTCAACAGCGTTCCAATACTTATATTGGCACCAGAAACATTTGATGTGATCACTGCGTTTCCAGCATTGACGTTGGCAGTCAAACTGGCAGTGGTACCAATAAACACGTTGCCACTGGTAATGTTACCAGTTGATGTGATAACACCTTGGCTGACCAAATTACCGCCTGTGACGTTACCAGTTGTGCTAACGCCGCCAGCTCCTGCGCCAATTGCACCAACACTGATTAAATTACCACCTGTGACATTGCCGGTGGCAGTAATCAATCCAGCGGTACTTAAATTACCACCGGTTACATTGCCTGTGGCTGTTACCAATCCAGCTGTGCTTAGATTGCCGCCATCTATGTTGCCAACTATGGTCAATGTGCTGGATCCATACATGGTGCCACTAACTGCAAAAGTGTGCAACGGTGCAGTATTTGCCACGCCCACATTACCAGATGCTCCAATGATAGCGATACGAGTGGCTGCTGTGGTATTGGCTGTTTGAATTAAAATATTGGCATTGCCAAGAGAGTCAGAGTACACAGCTCTAATGGCAGCAGTAACTCTAGCGCCTGGTGCTGCATCAGATGTGAACCATTCAATTGCTCCAATGTTAGCACCAACTGTAGTAACAGCAGTATTGGCATCAGAAAAACGCAGAATTCTATCTGTGGTTGCACCCGAAGTATAACTTAAAATAATATTGCTTGTTGCGACAATATTTCCACCTGTGACGTTGCCTGTTGCTGAAATCAGTCCAGCAGTTAATACGTTACCGCCTGTGACATTGCCAGTCACAGATTCGGTGCCAGTGATAACCACACCGGCAGTTGACCAAACTGCCACATTGGACACGCCGCCTACGGAAATTACTGCATTGCCACTAGCAGCAGGAATGGCAATGCTGGTGGTGCCGTTGAAAATATTATCGCCTGAAATGTTACCTGTGAGTGCGGCATTGCCAGTCACTGAAAGGTTACCGTTGATCACAACCGTGGCTGCATTGGCTGTCAAGCCTTCAAAAGTTACTGTGTCGGTATTTCCTACGGATTGGAATACCAAATTGCCTGCGACACGATTGTAGGTAGTCATTTAAAGATCCTTTGTGTTATTTATGCGGTTTTGAAAGTCTTCCATTTGCATGGCAGCTAGGTTTTTTATACCGCGAAGTTCAGCAATCGACGCTGTGGTTTTGCCCATTACCCGAAAAAATCCAACGTCTGGGAAGTCCTTGCACACTCTTTGCAGTTGTTTGACCCAATTTCCTGTATAAGTTGGGCGAGCAGAGCTTTTTTTGTAAAATTCAGTGTCTGCATACACATTGTTAAATCGATCCCCAGCTGTGGGACCCATATCAAATCCAATGAGATACACTGCACGATTTTGATCTATGGCCGCAAGAGCCACTGCTATGGGTCCTGAACTGAATCCAAAATAATCATCTGGAACTCTATGTGCTCCTAAGCCCGGTATGGGTTTTCGAGTGTACATTCTGTGTTCACTAGCATACCCACTGTGTTGAATGGATTCGCTGATGGGTTTGTCTGTGCTGACCAAAACCGTGGGTGCAAATTCTCGATACAATGCATTGCATCCATAGATTGGACCAAGCTCTTTGAGAGTTTGCAAATTCAATTCTAACCGACTAACGCCGTTGCCTAATACAAAACCAAAACTCATAAAAAATCCTCCTAGTAGTTATCTAGGAGGATCCAGGGGTTAAATCAATTAAGAAGTAACGTTGTCAACAATGGCCAAGTCAAGCAGATTTTGTTGTCCGCTTTGTACTGTGCCTGTGTTTGCTGCACCAGTAGTACCTGATTTGATAACTGTACCTTCGTCAGTAAAGAAGTTGGTTGCATAACGCTTGTCAGCCACAACACTTGCTGCCGCATAATCTGATCCGCCAGTCCAATCCAACAAGAACTTGTTGGTCAATTTGGAGATAGTAGTAGCAGTAGAATCAGTGTTGGTAAATGTGATAGCCATCAATCCAGCAGCCGGGGTTGTGTCATTGTCTAGCACACAAACACCCACAGAATATGCTACGCCGTTCCCGCCGCCATTAGCACCTGTCGCTGTGAAAATTCCACCTACTGCAATGTCAGCTTCTGCGCCAATTGATTGCCAGTTAGTGGTTCCCAATGTAACAACTTGGTATGCTTGTCCAACAACAAAACTGCCATCGTTAACACCAGTAGCATCACCAACTAGGTATTTGTGTGAACCTTTTTGGCGGATGATATATCCAGCAGCAACGCCAATGCCGCTGCCGTCAGGTGCTGCAATGTTCACAATTACGTCAATTCTAGGATTGGTTGCTGAAGGTGTATCAGTAGGGGCTGCGCCACCCACCACGCCAAGATATTCAGTGGCACTGAGTGTGTCGCCTGTGTTGGTCACAGGGGCAGTCAGCGATCCAAAATTTGGAAAGCCAATATCAACGCTAACGGCTGCGCCGCCGTTGCCTGAACCAGTGCTTGTTTTTTGTATTTTAAGAGGACGTCCCATTTTTGTTTCTCCTTACAGAAGTCCGATGCGAGTTCTAGTCGCTACGCGGCGGGTTAAACCGCATAAAACACCGTATTGTGTTGACAAGTATTTATGGAAATGTTAGAATGTAGTCATATAGCCATTAAATAGTACTATGGAAACTGATTTTTTAATTTCACAAGGCAACCAGCACCGAGCTGATCGACAATACGGTGAAGCCCTGCAATGTTATGCATTGGCATTTGCCAAAGACATGGATTCGGCAGCAGCGTTCAATAACTACGGCAATGTCATGCGAGAAATTGGCCACCCACACAGGGCTATTCCTTTTTTGCAACATGCCATACTGTTAGATCCAAACAACATAACTGCTAAATTCAATCTGGCAGTGGCACTCTTGTTGATGGGAGATTACACCAATGGATGGCCAGCTTACGAGGCCAGATGGCAATACGAACATCTTGCTGGCACTGAACCCAAATACAAACAGCCTCGCTGGCGTGGCGAAGATCTCAAAGACAAGACTATTCTTGTGGTAGGCGAGCAAGGCCATGGCGACAACATTCAGTTTTGCAGATTCTTATACAACTTGCATGTGGCAGGTGCAAAGATCAAATTACAAATTACAGATGGGTTGATTCCGTTGTTGCAGTCTAGTGACATCATTCAGCAGTTGGGTACATACACTGATGACATGGGAGAGTTTGATTACTGGATTCCTATCATGAGTATTCCAGGCATACTTGGAGTAACATTAGAAAATTTGCCAAAGCCAGTAAATTATCTCAATGTAGATCAAGGCCGTCAGCAAGAGTGGTTGCAGATACTGGGTCCTAAAACTCGCATGCGTGTGGGATTTTGCTGGAGTGGGCGCAGAGATTCCTGGTTAAATCAACACAAGAGTGTGCCGTTTCCTGTAATATTAGATATGATCAAATCTAATCCTCAATACGAATGGGTCAATTTACAAGTTGATGCTGATCCCGAAGAAGAAGCAGCCTTGCTTGCGGCAGGAGTACATGCTTATCCTGGCAGTGTTAAAAGTTTTGTAGACACTGCGGCCTTGATCATGGCCATGGACGTTGTGATTGGTGTGGATACTGCTGTGTCACATTTGAGTGGATCACTAGGTCGACCCACATGGATAATGCTACAAAAATTCAGCACAGACTGGCGCTGGTTGTTAAATCAGGACTCTAGTCCCTGGTATTCAACTGCTAGACTTTTTAGACAAGAAAACTTTGATGACTGGACCGCAGTTACCAAAAAGGTCAGTCAATACCTAGGTTGGATGAAAGTATAGTCAACAAAAAAGCACCCTCGGGTGCTTTTTTGTCCTTCCCATCCCTGGGTTGGTTCTCTGATTAGGAGAATGACAAGTTAGATACTGCGATCTCACCAACATAGTCACCGGCGTTACCGAATGACGATGCAGTGTTGGTCAACTCAATGTAACCATAACGTGTCATGAATGACACCACTGGTTCAAAGGTTGATGGATCCAACACAACACCACTGCTCATCAACGGAATGTATGGGCAGTAGAATGCAGGAGCGTCAGCTTCTGAAGAGCCTTTGTAGCCAACCAGAACTGGAGTTGTGTCGCTGGCATAACTGTCAACGAACACACGCATAGCGCCGTTCAATGTACCAACAAACTTGGTGTTTGTAGGAGCTTCGAAGGTGCCTTCTGTGGTACGAGCAAAAGCTGAAGTTGTTGCAGATTGCAACACTGTCAGAGCAGCTGAACTAACAACAGCGTAGTTACCAGCGCCACGACGAGTACGTTGGGCGATCAAGTTAGCAACACGGTTGATCAACACTGCCAATGCGGCGTGTTCGTCACCAACGAATGTAGCTGTACCTGAAACGGTAGCTTGGTTGTATGTGAACTCAGTAGAAGCCAATGAGCGCAAGCTCAAAAGAATCTCTTGGTCAATCTCAGCGGTAATCTCTTGTGCCAGAGCAGCCATGATTTCTGCTTCAACGTCAATACCATGCATGGCTTGTGCGTCTTGTGCAGATTCAAAAGTCCAGCGAGCTTGCAGCTTGCGGGTCTTGGCTTCAACAGCTTGTTTCAAGATTTGAACGCTGATTTGCTTACCGCCGGTACCTTCCATGCTGGCTGTTGAGCCGCCGGTGTAGGTACTAGCTGTAGCTGTTCCAGCAGGAACTGTGGAGTAAGCTGTAGCAATTGTGAATGGGCTCAATGCTTCTTGACCAGCTGTGACGCTTGTAGCGGCTGCTGAGTTGTCAGTCAAGCTGTTGGCGTAACGCACACGCAAGGTGTGAATTTGGCCAACTGGGCCAGTCATGGGCTGAACGCCAACCAACTCGTTAGCAATAACGGTTGGCATAACACGACGAATCACTGGCAAAATCACACGGTTAAGTGTGGCGATGTTGCCAGAAACAGTACTTCCAGAAGAAGCATTCTCTTTCAAATAGCGACGAGTATTCTCAAGAATAACTTTCATGCTATTGCGTTTGGTGCCTTGGAGGCCTTCTAACAGGGCCTCTTTGGTCTCATCCCAACGACTTTCTAATAGATCTTGTGACATTTAAGTCTCCTAAAAAATTTTAAAGCCCTGCCAGGCGCTTCAAGTCAATTACATTGCTGCGATCTTCTTGGGCGTTCTGCTGGTTCGAAACATTTTTATCACCAGTAACTGCGGTGACGTTTTCTGTGATCACTTTGTGGGCTTTCACAGATCGGTCTTCCAACACTGCTGGTAGATACTTTTCAAAAGCGTTTTTCAAACGGTTAGTTTGGACACTTTCAAGCAAACTACGCATGACTTCTTGCTTTTCCTTGTTTAAGGGACGTAGCAATTCATCCATTGTGCTGTCATGCTCATTGGATTCTTTAATCATACGCAGTTCGCGCTCTTTATTCTCAACCAGGACTTTTGCTTTCATGGTGAGTTTAATTGCCTCGGACAATTTCTTGTCTTTGTGCGCAATTGTGTTATGCAACTTACGAACTTCAGCTTTCTCATTCAAGTGAGTAGCACCAAATTCGGTAGCATATGCTTCAAAGATACGACGACCAAAATTGTTCTCGCGAGCAACTTTGATGTCTTCTTGCAACTGGTTTAATTCAGCCTTAAGATGTTTGCTAACAGCCTGGCTCATTTTGTTGGCACTTTCTTTAACGAATCGTGCTTTCAAAGTTTCAAGTTTGTTACGTGCTTCACTAACCAAACGCACTTTGGTTTCCACCAAGTCACGTTTGTCAGCAGCAAATTCTTGAATTTCTTTTGCCAATGCATGCACCACGAAGTTCTCAAGTTTTGCAACTCCTTCTGTGTGCATCTTACGGTCTTTGCGCAGTTCAGAAATTTCTTCAGCAAGTTTAGTAACCAAGAAGCTGTTAAACTTAGTGGCTGACTCTTTCATCTTGTGTTGAAACTTCACACGGTCTTCAGCCAATGCTTGCTTTTCAGTAGCAATGCTGGCTAATTCTCCTGCGAGACCTTCTGTTACCATCTTATCTAGGGCTTCTACCATCACTGTTTTGTCATGCTCGTAGCGTTGTGCAAACTCCTCGCGAAGTTCTGCACGCACAATCTCACGAGCTTCTGTCAGTTTAGATTCCCAAGCTTCGTTGAGTTCTTTACTAACATCTTCGTTGATTAAGCCGCTGTCAAGCAATGGTTTAATAGCATCAAACATGCCTGGTTCTCCTTAGATTTTGAGTTCTCGGATAAGGCGTTTAACCTCACCTGCGAGATACTTCTTCACTTTGTCGTCCTGACCAGACTCTCTAGCCATCTCTAAGATCTTATGACCGTTTCTCATATTCATGAGACCTTCATAGATTGCTGTAGGATACGCATTAGGAGCACTGGGTTGGGCAACTACATCTATAGTGACTATTTCAAAGTCACTTACATGTCCGGTTCTGTCATCAACATTACCTGATCCACGACTGCTAACACCCAGCTTCACGCCTGATGTCAACAGAGTCTTTATCAATTCACCCATTGGGGTTGGCAGAATTTTCAACTTGCCGCAACCAGCATGTCCGTCCATCCACATGCCTTCAACTGTGTGACACACACGATCTAAATTAATTTTTAAATCATCTGGATGGTCCACTTCACCTAAAACGGAGTTACCGTCACGGATCTGCTCGTTGATAGTCTCTACTGCTTTGATAATTTCTTGTCGGGGGTAGATACGTTCATTTGCATTGCGCTTGTCGCCTTCAATGCAAATGCCTTTGAGATAGAGATGCTTCTTGCCACCAACATCGGCTTCTTCCAAAACTTGGATGTTGGCTTGGCTAAAAGTAAGATCTTCTCTTAGGTATCTAGATGACATCTAATTAACCCTTACGACCGCTTGGTAGTGGGCTTTTGGTGTTTACACCACTGGCTTGACTCTTTACAGGCGCAGGAGCAGCAGATTTAAATGCTTTCTTTCCGGCGTCTTGAGTAGGAGTTACACCAAGTTCTTTTACTGTGTTACGATATGCGGAACTGTCATGCACGCCGCCCATGCTGGTGCCAGTGTGTACTGGCTTGCTGGCCATACCAGCTGCACCTGAGTTAAATGCTACAGGACCTGCTTTGCCGTTGCCTTGTTCAGCTGTAACTGGCTTTGGGGCTGCTTTTAAACTGATGGCTTCCATCATGCCTGGTTCCATTTCGCCGGTGTCGTCCATTCCAATAGCGTCGCCGCCTTCATCAGGACCAAAACCGTCGCCGTCGCCCATGTCGTCGTCGCCGCCCATTAAGCCTTCAAATTCAGCCATTAACTCATCCAGTTTGTCTTCTAGATTCATAACGTCATCTTTGGTTGCTGGCTCATCGCTGCCGCCCATGTCGTCACCGCCCATGTCGTCACCGCCAAAATCTCCGCCTTCGTCGTCGCCCATTTCGTCGTCGCCCATTTCGTCGTCGCCTTCGGCTTCCATACTCATATCTTGTTCTTCGTCGGCTTCAATTTCGTCAATTAAATCATCGCTGGCATCGCCGCCCATGGCACCTTCGTCGAGTTCTTCGTCGTCGGTTTCATCGTCGTCGGAATCATCAGCTTCGTTTACTTCTGCTTCGTCGAGGTCTTCTTCGGCCTCTTCTTGCATTAGATTTTCGTAGATTTCACGGCTTTTGGCCACCACGATGTCATGAAAAAGCTCGCGAGCTTTTTGGTCTTCGTCGTTGATCACGTATTCAATCAACTGTTCAAATTTGTTCATAAGGGAAAACTCCTATAGGTAAAGTGTGCTGTTATTTACATAACAACCAAAAACTCTACTGTTTAAGGAGTCAAAATGGCGATAAATGCCAATTAAGCCATTGGTGCTGGAGGGGGTGAGTATTGTTGGCGCACTAGTTTGAGTTTTTCTTTGTATTCGAATGCACGGACGTCATTCATTTTTCTCAACTTGTTTAGTTGTCTCAAAGTCAAACGAGTTTTCCGCAGATCACCCAGTTGCGGTTGGCTGTTGTCTTGCGATAGATCTTGATAGGCTTCGGGATCTTTTTTAAAAAATTCTTGTAGCAGCATGGTTATATTTATACTCCGCCTGGTGCTGCGCCCGGTGCTGGAGCCGCTCCTGGACCAACCATTTCGCCTGCGCCAGGCTGTTGCATTTGCCCAATTTCTTCGCCAGTACTAATATCAGTTTCCATACCACCTGGTGTAATACCCACAGAACGCAAGTCAGCGCCACCTGAATTTTGCATTTCAGGGCTATCACGTTCTTCTCGCCAGAGTTCTTCGTTTTCTTTGATTTCGTCTTCACTCAAGCCCAAGAAACGCTGTAGCATAAAACGTTTTGACATGTAAGGCAATTGTTCCATAGCTGTAAATGCTTGAATTCTTGTGTTGTCTAGTTCGCTTTGGCGATAACTTGCAAAGTTTTGAGGTGGTGAAAACTTTAAATTAAACAGGCTTGAGTCTATATTAAACCCACGCCATTTCAAAAACATCTTGAATTCGTCGTCTAATTTTTGTGAAATATGACCCTGCAAACGTTCACAATACTGGTTGAATCTGTACTCTTGTATAAGGGCTGTGCCTACTTTTCCGTCTGAAAACGCACGGTCTGAGTCGTCAGGGCCAGTGGGTAAATAGCTTGATGGCACACGCAAACCGCGGGCCATTTTGTTGTTAAAGTACTTTAAGTCGTCAATTTCGCCTAGGTTCTGACCACCAGGCAAGGTGTCTACACTGCTGCCACGTCCGTCTGCGCCTTGTGGGAAAAAGTAGTCTTCGTTGATTGACAGTGGATTGTAACTGCTATCCATCATGTTGGCTCCGCCGCCTGATACAGTGGGGATCCGTCGTTGATGCATTTCGTTTTTAACACGTTCCACAAACGCCATGGCCAAGTGGCTGGGCATGTTGCCCACGTCAATTTTAAAGATTCGTCGTTCAGGAGCACGGCTCACACGATAAATCAAGATTGCATCTTCCAGCAGTTCTTTTTGCTTGAATACTTTGTAAATCTGTTCTAGTACACTGCGTCCAAACGGCCAAAATACGTCTAGGCCTTCGTTCAAGCTCATGTGTATCACATGCTTGGCATCCAAACAAGTTTCGTTCATGGCAGTCATAAAGCGACTGTTGCCCACGCCGCCACCTGACCCACCGTTGGGCATGGTGTAGTTGGCTGCGCCAGATACACTGCCTGTCACAGGATTGGTCATGTAGTCTGTGGTGGTCTTTGCTGCCACAGTCATGTTTTGGAAGTTGGGATTGATGTCACGAATCACATACTGCTCGGGACGCTTGCCTTCTGATTCGTTCACAATCACTCGAGCAACCTTGGTCATGTCAACCCAGTACATTTCAAATGTTTCTGGATCACGCACAAACACTTGATCGCCATACTTGATGGTGTTGCGGAACAGTTTGAATATGCGCTGGTCCAGTTTGTTCAGTTTGACCCACTGTTGCAGTTGTTTCTTAATGATGTCAACTTCGTGGTCTGTGGGTGTTTCGTTGTATTGAATATCAAACGGAGTGGCATTTGACTCGTTGATCTGTGTGGAGAACTCAGCAATAATATCCAAACAGGCATTGATTTCTGAGTCCATGTCCATGTTCTCATACTGATTGTAACGCTCCACTCTGTTGGGATGACCTGAGTAAACTTCGGGCAATCTGCTGGCATAGTTTCGAAAAGTAAAATCACTAATCATCGAATCAGAGCCGTCGTTTTTGCCGTAGTTGGACAATCCAAATTGATTTTGTCCTGAAATTGGACTCATCACTCCGGATGTGTCTGCAACTTTAAAATACTTGCGCCAGCCTTGTTGTTTGGATTCTGCCATGATTGTTTATTTACCGTTAGTTTGCACTCACCTGGAGTATCTTCTTGCTGATGTCGTTGGCTTCACTCTGCTTGGCAATCAGTGCATCAATGCCAGCAAGCAGTGCATCTGTTTCTGGTGTGGCTGCTTCTTTGGCCATTTTTCCAAACGCTTCAGTTGTGATTATTTTAAAGGCTTCTATAAACTCTGCTCGCATGATATCAAATGCTTCCTTTTGATTCACACCATTATCGGCCACAATATCATTCAGTCGTTGGCCCAATATTTGTCCTACACCTTCTCCGCCTCCCATCAGAGTGCCAATTTTGGCCATTCCAAGATCGTAGTTCATGGCAATGCCTGAATTTATAATTTCTTTCCAGGTAGCTGGATCAGTAATGGTCTGAGTGGCTTTGTCAAACGCCCCCATGCTGGTAGCAATTTCTTTGACTGCATTCAAATCAGTGCTTATGCCACCCATGCTGTAACCAGTATATTCGTTATAACCACCAACTGTTGGGCCGATGCCGCCTTCAGCCATTACATCTTTGAAATCCAGCTTGATCGGGATTGGCTTGGATATGTTCAGTGGAATTTCTTTGCCGTCCATGGGAATCACAGCTTCTGGACCTTTTTCGCCAATCAATGCCAGTGTGGCTTTGTCCACCATGCCTCCGTCGCCAAATGCCGGGATCTGTGCATGGAAGTGTCCACCTGTGGCATTTTTAGTGGCGTTGTTGTATTCATCTATAGCAAGACTGGCCCCTGACTGTTTGAGCCAACTAACAATGCTTGCACCTTCTTCTCGTGTGGGCTTTTTGTTGAGCACAAAGTCCATGGCTTGGCCTTTGGTATGCAAGCTATTTGGACTTTTTTCATTGTGGAATTGATCATTCAATCCTGTAAATGCTGAAAATCCTGGTACGAGACTTTGAACATTTTTGGCCAACTCAATGAGTTTTGGACTTATTGCCGCACCTTCAGCTTGCACATCACGTTTGGGATCAAATTTAAGACCCATGGCCAACAGATCGTTTTCATTGGCACCTTTCATGCCTTGGCCGCTGCCTGGGCTAACCCCTGTACCTCCGCCCATGCCTCCGGCTGGTGGCGCTGCTGGAATCTTTAGTCCAGTGCCTCCGCCCATGCCTGGCGCACCGCCTGCACCAGCAGAACCACTTTGTTCTGATTGTTCTTGCAATTGCTCTAAGTTTGTGCCCAATATCTCAGTGATACTGTCAAGATATTTTTTGTGAAAATCCACAAAATCTTTTGTGCGTTTGGTATCTTGATCAGTGTAACGTTCAATGCGTTGTATGTCTGCCAGTGTCTCACGTTGAGATGTAATTGCGGACTCTGTTGTTTTTTTGGTTTTGTCATTCAGCTCGTCAACAGATCTCAGTATTGCTTGATACGTGCTACCAACGTTTTGTGTAGTTTTTAAATTGTCAGTCAGTTCGCTATTGGTTGTGGTAACAACAGTTACAGAGCTACCCATCACTTCAGATATCATATCAACACTGACTTGTCCTGAAGATACAGAAGAAGCCATGGACTCAAACATCTTGCTTAGTTTGTCATTGTTTATAATTTTTCCTGCTTGTTCAGGAACCATGAGTTCTGGACCACGTTCGCCCACAATGTATGGATTTTTTCTACTGACAGGGCCACCAGCGGCGCGGCCTGGAGGAGTTACTGCTGTACCTAGTGCATCAGCGCCCATACCCAGGACCTTGCCCCCAAAATATCCAAGCCCGGCACCACCCAACCCACCTATTGCAGCACCAATGGCTGTGCCAAGCACTGGCACTATACTACCTAAAGCCGCACCCATGGCTGCGCCTTTGACTCCACCAGCTACTGCACCAACACCAGACCCAACTAATTCACTGCCACCAGATCTGTAAAATCCGCCCATGCCGCCTTTTTGTGTGGCTTCTACTACATCAATACTCTTGTTAACAATATATCCCAGTTTTTCTGCCAAAAAGTTGGTGAGTTTTGTCATTTGGATTATGAATTTTTCCATCAATGGTGCAAGTCTGTCAAATGCTGTGGCAATAGGTGTTGTGGCATTGGCTAGAGCGTTGCTCATTGATATAGCTGTGCCCATCTGGTTAGCTATTGTAGTTTCCAGCATCTCATTGATATTGCGTTGTTTTTCTCTTAGATCCGCCATAGCCTTGGTGTTGGCGTCATTCTGCGAGCCCATTTGTTTCTTTTGTTCTTCTGCAATTAACGCAGCCAGTTCAGAAGTGTCTTTTGTTGTGGCAATACCAATTTTCATTGCCTGCGCATAATCAATGCTGAAATCATTCAACAAGCCCAGCTGAGCTGTAAAGTTCATGTCTTTGCCAAACTGTCCAGCAGCCTGACCTAACTGTTTGAACGTTTGATATTCGTCAATTTGGCCATTTGCCAATTGATCAGTCACTTCCAACAGTTTGCCTTGTGTGCCAATCAGACCTTTAACTGCTGCATCACTTGTGAGCACACCTGAACTGGCATCTCTGAATGCTTGTCCTAACTCTGGTGCTTGTTTGCTGATAAGAATGTTGGCTCTTTCCATTTTATCAGCAGCAGCAATTTGTTTAGCATCTCCAGACGATCGCATGGCATCTAGTTTGGCCCGGAAACGCTGCTCGCTTCTAGCAGCTTCCATTTGCTTTTCCATCTCCTCACGTTGCATGCCTGTGAGCTTGCTGAGACCGTCCATCTCAACTAGATATTTTCTAGCACCATTGGCTAGTTCTGTCGTGCTTTTGTTTTGACTTTGCCCTATTTGAGTTTGCAATCTCAAATAGCCAGCAGTACCTGCAATTTGATCTTCAAGACTGATACCCGCGCCTTCTAGGCTGGCACGGAACGGTTTCATTGACGCACCAATATTGGCAAATGCCTGGCGTCCTTCAAATGCTGTGCCCTTGAACAAGGCCAATTCTGCGCTGTTGGCTGCTACTGCATTGGTGTATACACCCAGCTCTTTCATGCTCAGGCCAAGCTTCTTGGCGTCGCGGAATATGCCCATCATGCCATCTGAACCGGCCAGGCCAGCTTTGGCCATTTTGCTATTGGCTGCAAACAAATTGTCGGCCATGTCGTTGGCCGCTTGAGTCATCTTAATACTGGCGCCAATTGCGGCTGTGCCCAGGCCAATTAGAGCTTTGATTAAGAATCCGCCAGGAACCAAGAAAGTCAACGCAGCACCAGCTGCGGTAACTGCCTTGCTCATGCTGTCAAGGGAACTATTAAATGCCGCGGCGCCTTTTTGGCCATCGTACATGGCTTTGCCGGCTGCTAGACCTGCACCTGCTAGGTTTCCTAGCGCACCTGCTGTTAACGCACTGGCTTTGTCAAGTTCTTTTGCTCGTCGAAAACTTCCCGCTGCCAGTGCTGCTTGAGTATCTTCAGTAACTCGCCCAAAATTTCTAAGGTCGTCAGAAACTCGTGCTATGACTTCAGCCATTTCTTGTGATGCTTGATTTACGTCCGCCATTGAAAAACACCTATAAGTAGAAGTATATTTATGGGTACACTATGAACCAAAATCACAATCCACTTAGACAATTTTTTAGACAACCAGCAATTTACTTGCGGTTGCCCAGCGAGGGCAAATACTGGCCAGAAGGCAGCTTAGACGTGCCTCAAAACGGTGAGCTGCCTGTTTATCCCATGACAGCCATTGACGAAATTACCTATCGCACGCCAGATGCGCTGTTTAGCGGGCAAGCTGTGGTCAATGTAATACACAGTTGTGTGCCGTCAATTAAGAATGCCTGGCATGCTCCTGTGGCAGATTTGAATTCTATCCTGGTTGCCATTCGTATTGCCAGTTACGGACATGAGCTTGAAATTGAAACCACTTGTCCTGCTTGCAAACACATTGAAAGTTTTGCGTTAGACTTGCGCAATGCGCTGGATCAGTTGACCATGCCTGACTTTTCTGCCACAGTGACTTATGGAGATTTGGAAATTTATTTTCATCCAATGAGTTACGAAAAGCAAAATGAAATCAATCTTGAGCAGTTTGAAAATCAACGCATGATGCGCAACATCAGCATGGATACTGTACTTACTGAAGACGAAAAGTTACAAAAACTAGCCGAAGTGATGAAAATACTGACTCAGCTGACCATGCGAGCTCTCAAGTACTCAATTTCAGCAATTCGTACACCACAGGCTGTTGTGTCAGAAGCAGAACACATTGATGAATTTTTGCAGAACTGCGATCGTCAAATTTTTGTTGCTGTTAGAGATCATGCAGTTGACTTGCGCAATCGCACAGAACTCAAACCTGTGCATCTCACCTGCAGTGAATGCAGTCACGAGCATGATCAAGCACTGAATTTGGATCTTACAAATTTTTTCGAAGCCGCCTCCTGATCCTCCCAGTAGAGGAAATTGGCGAGTACATTGAAAGCCTTGATCAGGAGGCTAACGCAATTAGATCAAACAGTCTCAGATTGGCTTGGCTAATGCGCGGTGGTCTCACTTACGATCAGGTGTTGGCACTAAGCTACACTGAAAGAAAAATGATCAGTAAGATAGCCGAAGAAAACATGGAAACTACCAACAAAACTAAACTGCCGTATTTCTAATGGACTTAGATACAGTTAAACAAGATATTGAAAACTGGATTGTGAACTTTGTGGAAGTTCCACATCCTGCTCTTGGAGGCTGGGCACCTTGTCCATACGCACGGTCAGCAAGACTGAAAAAAAGCTACGATGTACATGTTGGTGTGGATCCTTATTTTGATCTCAAAAATCGAGCACGATGGGGCATGAACAATCGTGAAGTCATTATCTATGCGTACGATCCTGTGGAATGGCCGTATGAATTGTTCAGTGACAGTTTGAAAAATGCCAACCGTGAACATTTGTTACGCAACGATATCCTTGCACTAGAAGACCATCCCTCAGATGTAGAAATGGTCAACGGCGTGTGTATGAATCAAGGCAAGTATGCTCTAGCTCTAGTGCAAAGTCTCAGCGACCTAAACAATTT